CACCGACCGCTTCCGATGCGATCCGTACCTGTTCCAGCATCTGAGTCAGCCGACTGTTGACCATGAGATGGATTTCCTGAATCTTCTTGGAAGTCAACTTGAACAGTCCTGTGATAAGCGCAGCCAACACCACTCCCACGGCTGTTATTAATGCGACAATGGTTGCTTCAGGAATGACCATAGAATCACCTGTTCTACACAGGGGCTAAGTAGTTTCTCAGCCATCTAATGAACCACGTAGATAGGATCGGGATCGGCTCCGGTCCTGTAGAAATCCCCGGCTGCCAAACCTCCTGTAATCGCTGCTGCATTGGTTGCATACACAGGAAGACCAACTACAGCTATGCCACCAGTGAAGGTTGGGCTTGCGAGCGGGGCCTTGGTTCCAAGATCGGAGCTGATGGTCCCTACGTCGGAGCTGATAGTTCCTACACTGGAACTAAGGGTTGAAATGCTGGAGCTAAGACCGGCGACGGCTGACGGCGTGACTAATCCTGTTTCCGCATCAATCGCACCGCTATTCGTTGACCCGATATAGAACGTCACTGCTGACAAGTTGCTCAGCGGCTGTGGATTGTTGCCAAACGAGTTCACTGCTTGAAACTTGAAATAGACGGTCTTTCCCTGCCAAACAGGATCGTAGGTGTACTTGAAGATGGAGGCGTCCAGCCTCAGAAACAGGGAGCCAACAGCATGAGAACTAATCGGCGTACCCAACTGACCACGACGGATATAGGTTCCCGCTGTGTAAACATTCTGTCCTGTGAGAGCACACGCGCTATAGGAGATGACTTCTCCATCCACGTAGCAGAGCATGGTGTCGTTATCAGCGGCTGCGGTTGTTCCTGACGCGAGAGCAGGGCAGTTCTCAGCAAGCTGAACGACAAGAGAGTGAGTCGTGTCAGGATCACTACTCGAAGGGAAGGTTGCTACCAACTCGCCAAGAACGGAGGGAGTGTGAAGAGAGGCAACCTGAACATAGTTGACATTGTCTTGAGAAACCCAAACATTCGTTGACCCGTAGTTATCACCTGAACCACTGGCTCCCATCCAAATCTGGTTTCCGCCAAATCCTACAATGCGTCCTGCGGCCTCGAACATGACAACTTCTGAATTTCCAGGAGAAGCAAGAGGGTAGGACACAACCGAAGAAATCGACTGCCCCTTGGAGAACAAAGTGGGGCAACCTGCACCGAACGGATAGTCTTCCGCCTCGATCTTCAAGCCCTCGACGGGGTCGTCTACGATTTTGGTGATCCGGACTGGAAGATCAACCACGCCAAGGTTGGTGTTGTTGATGCCTTGAGCCCACACGCTGGTTGTAGTGAGCGTAACCAGATCCATTGGCTCAAGGTACGAGTAGACGTATGGCAGAGTGAATTCGTACGTGTTGCGGATATACGTGCCATGCTTCAGGCGCATGTTTGCTGCGAATGTTGCAGCGGTCAGAGAGTGGATGAAATTCCAGTCTTGCGGATCTTCGATGCGCGAGCCGTAGCGATTGATTAGGCTCTGGTCGGACTCTTCAGTAATTTCCTTGGCATACTGATTGCTCCGATTGTCCCATTGCACCTGAACAGTATTGAAGGCATCCTGCCATGCGCTACGAGTGATCTTTACAGGATCGACTCCCTCCTTGGCGATGAAGCAGGTATCGTCAAGCGCCACAATGTACTCAGAGGGAGCAGTCCATGTGCAGCCGTTGGCAGCTTGGGTGGTATCACCGAACGGAACCAGCTTGAGCAGTCCCTCCGAAACGAAAGCTGCACACATTCCGCTTTCCAACCACTTCGCCATGGTTGAGTCGGCTGTATCCTGCGAGTCAAGCACCGGACTGATGAAGAAGTTGTTGGCCGCAAACCAATTCCACGCAGTCGGCCCAACCTGCTGTACAGATGGAGTTCCGGGAGTGCCCCATGTCCCGTTTGGCCCGTTGTCTATGAACGCAGCCGGGAATGGAATAGCTCCTACTCCCAGACCCCATTGCGTGTCAGTGAGAACCCTTGTCATGCATTGAACAGGGTTACAGTCAAGGATGGGTCCACCACTGGCATATACACCGCCGTAGATGTCAGGCGTGATTACCTCGAAGCTGTTCTGCTGAGGTTCGCCGCCCATGCCGAAGTCCATTGGCTCATACAGAAGAGTGGCACATCCGCTATACCCCAAAGCAGCCCCAGGAAAACTACCCTGCAAGAAGCTGAAAGGAGACTGGCCGATGTTTCCAGTGCTGAGCGTGAAGTCCAGCATGGTGGATTCATTCTGACCCACCGCGTTGGGATTCTGAATCTGGAACGTAATGGTGACTTCAGCGCCGATATCTGCGGGAGCAAATCGGTAAGTGGCCGGTTCTGAACCACTCGCGGAATAAGTTCCAGCGACATACGGAGTTCCACCTACTCTTGAGAGAGCATTTCCTGAGTTACTACCCGAGCCAGCATATTTCACACCCAAGTCGGCTTCGAAGGCGTAGGAGCCACCCACCTGAATGGCGCATCCAGAAGGTACGAGGTCGTTCTCCTGCTGATTGATGGTGGTCAGTAAGAAACCATAGGAAAGGTTTACTGTCTGACCCACGTTCGCGGCAGAGAAGTTGTAGGCACCTGTGGAGGGATTGACAGAGTATGTGCCAGCAGTAAGGGTGGAACCATAGGCCAGTTTGTTGTACGGAATCGAAGTCGTGTTGCTTACTGTCGTGGTAGTTGGAGCACTGTAGTCACTGTAGGATGCTGAGTAGGTTGAAACCGGGGACACGCCATAGTCGTTGGTCAGGGCAGCAGCGTTGGTTGGAGTGTAGCTGTAGGACGGCCCAGCAATCTCGTAGCTTTCGTTAGCAGTGGGAGAGCCCAGCCAAGACTGACCAGTCCACACGTCACCGATACCTGAGATCGGGCCTGCGCATAATCCAACTACGACATCAGCAGAGTAGAGGTACTGGCCGTCTCCCTTGCCGCCTCCCTTTCCTCCACCACCTCCGCCCTTCTTGCCGCTGGAGTCCGGTGTCGCAGCGAATCCGTCGATCCAGAAGATAAGCTGGTTGGTCTTGGCACATCCCATGATGACAGTCAGGGGCTTGCCCAAATCCGAAGTGTTGATCTTCACTCCAAAGAGTCTCTCTGGTTGGTTGCTTCCTCCGCCTCCAAGAATGTTTCCCATTATTTCACCCCGTCTTTCAGGGTGAAGAACAGCTTCTCTGACTTCAGGAATCTGAGCCGTGTTTTGGCATTCCCTGCTTTTACTTTGTCGCCATAAGCGTGTATGAAGTAATCGGGCCAGGATTTGATGATTGCCCCATGGCAGTACGACTTGCTACCGGTCAGTCTCCACACTACTAGGTCACCCGGCTGCACTTTTGACTCAGGTATCTCTCGGAAGAACTTCAACACCAAGTCCACATATTCTGTAGACGCCCTGTGAAGTCCAATGAACAGAGGATAGTCAGTGGGCATCGTGAGTTCGGGGATGAGTTCACAATTATGATAGACACCGTAGAGAAGTTGTCCACAATCAACCCCGCAATGCTTCACACAACTCCACCCACGATAGGGTGTACCAATCCACGAGAGTGCCTCAGTGACTACAGCTTCGCGTTGTTCAGTGGTCAACATGGTTGCACCTATACTGCCGCTTGCGGCGGAGGCACGAGGGGCATCCCTCCGAACCGAACTTGGTTTGAGAACTTCTGACCGCACGTAGTCAGGCTTTTGTCACATCCGGCGATAACGCTGAAGGTGTCTCCAACGGAAACTGGAAATATCCACGGATACATGACTTCCAAGTTCCCACTGGAATCATGCAGCTTGACGCACTGAGACAACCCGATGTTTGAGCCGGTCAGACACGTAACCACACCCTGCGTGAAGTAACCTGTCGGATGGCTGAAAGCTGTGACCGGAACCATGACCCAACCCGTTGTACCAATGGCAGCGGTGAAGGTAGTCGTGTACGAGGATGCTGAAAGCCCACAGATGACGTCGCAAAATCCCCAAGGGCAATTCGCCTGAATAATGCGAGTGGGAACCTTGACGTTCAGCAGGTAGCAGTAATCAGCACACTGAAACGCAATCTTGTTTCGGTTGATTTCTTGAATGCTGGTGATCTGCCCCCAAAACTTGGTTTCCACGCCGGAGTTGACGTCTCCGTGTAGACCAATCGGCATGTACACCGTCTGAACCATGATGCTTGCAGCATCAAACAATCCATTGAGCGCAGCATTCAGAATGCCTATAGACGTGCCCGGATACACGGTGTCCAGTTGTGGAATGCAAGTCAGGTCCATTGTGTTGCTGTGTAGATCAAAACTTGCGTCTGAAGTGATGGCCCCACGTGACCATTGACCCCACTGTGAGGCGTAGAACGTCGTAGTAGACCCTGTCCATCCGGGAGTCGTACTGGGAACGGTGATGTCGAACTGTGCATCCGTAGCACAGAGAGTCTGTCCGTTGGGCAAGTTGAGCGTGAAGAGATCAGCACGCACATTGTTTGCGGTTCTCTGCAAATACATGATTAGCTGGATTGGCATGAGGTGTTTCATTATTTGGCCGTCCAGGTTCCGGCTACAGTGCAGACATAGAGGGTCGTTGTCGCACCGCCGTCTGTATTGCTGTACAGAGAGCCCACGTTGCCCGCCACACAAAGAGCGGCTGACGGTACGCCCGAAGAGCTATACCAGCAAGCACGACCACCAGCCCAGCACATCTCAGTGACGGCGGAATTGCCGATCATGATTTCGTTGCTTTGGGTGGCCTGTGCGTTGTATCCGATGACTGTGTCATTGGTGAGACCATTCACACTGTCATTTGCATTCAGACCGATGAAAGTCGAGTAGGAGGTGGTCGTCATCGGTGTTGACGAATTGAATCCGGCATAATCACCGATTGCTGTGTTGCCTGCGGCAGCGATAATCTGAGCCAAGGTGGTCTTGCCAACGCCTGTGTTATCGCTTCCGGTTGTCAGGGCAGCCAGAGAACCTTGTCCGATGCCAGCGTTCTCATTTCCTGTTGTGTTGGCATTCAGAGAGTTCAAACCAAGTGCCACGTTGTTGGTGCCGGTTGTGTTGACATACAAAGCACCCTGGCCAACGCCCACGTTGTTGCTGCCTGTGGTGTTGGAGTTGAGCACACCGGGTCCCACCGCCAAGTTGCCGGTGCCGGTAGAAAAGGCTGTGAGGGAGCCACCTAGATTCTCTGAGCCAGTCCCAACGCCCAGAGAAGTGACGCTCATTCCATTTATGAGCGGCACAGTTATCGGTCCTGTGATTGTGCCGCCACCGATGGGCAGGTATCCTGCGGTCGGTCCCTCCGCGAAACTGATTTCGTCAAGGTTTTCAGCTACAGTTGTAGCGGAACTCGTAGTACCAATATCGATCTGGAATTGAAGTCCCGACGTTGAAGCCCATCCAGTTGGAAGGGTCGTTGCCACATAGGACATATTGATAACGTTTACATTCCCGTCCACAGAAATGGTGTCAAAATGCTCACAGGGTAGACCTCCGGTACAACTGGTATCACCGGGGACACGATGGAAAGTTTCAACGATGTGGTGCCACGTCCCGGAAGTCAGGTTGCAAGCGGCAGAAGACGTCTGCCATGGACTGCTATTATTGGCGATCTGCCAAAACCCTAGTGTCTGGTTGCACTGAGTTCCGAACATGAAATCTAGCGAGTCACTGGCATCAAAGATGAACGAATCGAATTCGATGTTGTCAGCCGCACTTCCATTCGTGATGTAGACTTCGAAATCAGAGGTAGTCGTAGTGCAGCTATCGCAAGACCCTGCCGAATATACCCAGAGAGCGTTAGTCTGGGTTGACGAGGCATTCGTGGTCTCTGAAATACGCATCGAATGACCATCTAGCGAGGGTGACACATTGTTTATGGTCTGAGACGTTGACGCGGGAGCATCCGTGCCACCAGGGTTACACGCAGACAGGACGCAGACCGGCTTCCACTTCGTTAGAGAATCATCAAGATTGCTGAACACGAGAGGAGGACTGCCTTGAGAATCCACGTATTGCTTGGTTGCCGCCTGCATGGCTGTTGTCGGATCGGCTGTAAGCGTGACAGTGTTGAAGTGCCCTGCCGATGAATACACGTTATCCGTAGCATGTAGATCAGCGAGCCATAGAGTTCCGTTGTAACTTCCCAGAGGTCCACTGCCAAGATCGAATGTGCCACTTCCAGTCAACTCAAGCTCACCTGCCGGTGTTCCTCCAGGAGCAAAGAACAAAGTAGGAAGCGATGAAGAAGTGATGTAAAGGTTGTCGAAAGAGTTTCCGGTCAGACTCGACAACGGGACATACGCCGATACATTGGCGGGATTATTGAGGTCGTGCTGCCACTTGACATTGACCGAACCAGAAGGAGCGGCAGGAACGGTATCGGAGAAGTTCACATTACTCTGTGCTCCAGCCATTGCCCCAAACACAAGTAGAATGCAGGTTACCCACTAACCCAAATGTGAAGAGAATGCAGATTACAAATTTCTTCATAGCGTGTCTCCGTTGACCGTGATGGTGCCTGAGGTGCTGCCCACCAGTACTCCGTTCACGAAAATGAATCCGCCACTTACGCCTCCTGGCTCAGCGATTGCACCATTGATCGCACCCATGACGAATTCGGATTGGATTTTCACTCCCTGGATCATCCATTGATCTAGTCCGTTGTTGACGGTGAACGACCGGGTTGAATCCAGCGTGTCTTCCGAGAAGCGGCAGAGGTAGTAGAAGCTACCAGTCCAAGTCAGGACAGCGCCGACAGCCGGTGGAGTAGAAAATGTGACCACTCCAGTTACAGACATCGTGTAACTGGTTGTGAGTGTTCCATTGATATAGATAAGTGGTGATTCAATCACAAACTGGACAATGTCTACAGCGCCATTGATGTTGCGGCTCAACTGAAAGGCAGTCGTGGTCCCATTTCCTGTCCCAAACTGATCGGTAAGAACTCCGCTATTCTGCGGGTCCACGAATAGAAATGGGATGGCTCCGCCGCAAGTGGACATGAACACGCCAAAGAATTTAGCCAAGATAGTGCTTGCTGCGGCTTCGTTGCCCTGAATGTGGTCAAGTGAGAATTCAAACTGCCAAGTAGGGTATGGCTGTAAAGCAAGTGCGCTGACATAACCAGCAGCAGACTTCTGTCTCGCTGTGTTAAACACAGGAGTCTTGTGAATCCCACTAGCCATGGATATCGGTAGTTGAGGCATGATAGGATAGTTCACTTGTTCATCCTCCGCATGGTCTGGCCTACATGCCGTTGAAACACAGAAGCGTGCTTGGCAAGCACTCGATCTACTCCTTCAGCGTCCATTGCGTGGATTTGTGGAGCGAAGTTCCAGGTGTGCTGACCAGCACTCTTGCCACCACTCTTTTCAGCGGATTCAACTCGATCAGTGAGAGCCTTAGTCACGACTGTTTCTCCACCGTGACCTTCGATGGGTACAGGACCATCGCCGGGAATCTTGCCTCCGGCTTCGAAGCTCATAACTGCTGCAAAGGCAAGAGCACCGGCTGCATATCCCCATATCGGAGCCGGGGGAATGCCTGACATAGCGTCGAACGCTTTGCCATAAGCACTCTTGGCATGAATCAGTTTTTCCTTGTCTCCGGTCAGTTCCATCATGATGAGGTTCTTAATCATCTGTTCAGCCATCTGTTCGCCGGTCTGGCGGAAGGAGGCTGCAAGAGACTTGTTCATGACGATGGAGTTCGCAACGTCAGAAGCTACTGCTTCCTTCATCCTGTCTTCGGAAGACTTAATCTCCATCAACTGTTTCTGGGCAGCGGTTTTGATGATCTGTGTTTCGTCATCCTGACCCTTTACAGTCAGTTCCTTTATCTTGTCGTTTAGCTCCTTGACCTTCTTCTCATAGTCCTTGTCGAACTTATCCAGATTGTTGATACGAGTCTGATATGCGGTTTTCTCGGCATTGATTTCCGCTTGATTGGCAGCAAGTTCTGCCGCGAGAGTCTGAGCTTCAGTCTTGTGATGGAGAGCAGCCTCGTCCTTGGCAGCTTGATCGGAAATCTTCTTCTGACGCTCCGCCGCTGTTATGGCAGCCTTCATAGCACCATCAGCAGTCGCTGCTTGAAGAGCCTTAGCAATGGCTGCACGCTCGTTAGCGGCGGTACGATCAGCAACAACTATCTGCTTGTCGGCATCGGCATTGAACTGGACAACAGCATCCGAATAGGCGTGGACTTCGTTTGCCCACTGTGCGGTCAGTTCCTTCTTCTTTGCTGAGTTGCCACCAGCGGCCTTCATGTCGGCGTCGTAGTCAGCGGCCTTGGCTACTAGCGATGCCCTTGAAGCCGCAATGGAGTCGTCCTTCTCGGATTCAATCGCAGCCTTCTGCTTCGCCAACTTGCCGTCGATGTTGTCGTCTTCGCCACCCTTGGTTCCGGCCATGGTGGTCTCAGCCTGAGTACGGGCGAGCTTGATCAACGCTTGACTGTGCTGCTCCACTCCAGACGTGAGAACCTTCTGTAGGGCAGCCTGTTCAGCGAGTGAGGTATTCTCTGCCGCGATGCCAGCGTTGCCCTTTTCTCCTTTTCCGATGGCAGCGATCTTTTCCTTGGCCTGTCCAGTGAGGTTCAAGACATTGACCCACGCTTGCTGTGCGGCAATGTCCTTCTCTGTGCCGCCAATGCCGGCTGCGTCTAGGACAGCCATATCCTTCTTAACTGTGTTCAGAGAATCCTGTACACGTATCTGGTCACTGGTTATTGCAACGATTTCCTTTTGGGCATTCAGTACCACCTGTGCGTCCCGGAGGGTATTCTTGCGGAGTGTTTCCGCCTTCTCTTCATTTCCGTTAGCTTTGGTGGCAGTGGAAAGATACCCTTCGTAAGCAACCGTGAACTCCTGATAGGCACTCTTGACACCCTTGACACCTGACTCGAAGATGTCCATCTTGCCGACACTCGCCTGAATGTCATTGATGATTTTCTCGGCCGCTCCACCAAACCGTTCAAACTCTGCGATCAAACTACTGAGAGACTGGTGATCTATGAGTTCCAGTTCCTTTTTGAGAGCGCCGAGATGGTTGCCCGTCAGTTCGTCAGTACGTTTTTGTACAACCAGTAATTTGTCATCCAGACTGTTGAGAGCCATCTGGCCCTTGATGCCTGACTCCTGCTCAGCAAACCCCAGTTGTCTTGCTGCTTCTGCCGCCGCGTTGTGCTTCTCTATCAGCTTGGCAATAATTTCGATGGCTACAACCACACCGGCAATCGGGAGCATCATCGCGAAGGCTGCACCAACTCCAGGGATTTGGGCAATGAGGGAATTAAGATGACGGGGAAGTTTGACTCCTACCGATTCCTCAACAAGCATCAAACCGCCACGAGCTTCACCCATTCCAGAGGACATACCGCGACCAGCTTCACCGCCCTTATCAGAAAGGTCAGAAAGGTCGCCCTTTACCTTTCCGAGATCCTCCCGAAACTCAGCAGTCTCAGCTTGTAGACGGACTATAAGTGCGCCGATTTCGCTCATGACGTGCTCTCTTCTTCGGTGGGTTTTAAGCTCGGCCACACACTGTCAAATAGTGCTTCCGGAGTCTCGTAGCCACTCGCGGCCAAGTCGATGATGGCCTTGCGGCGAACGTCGAGAAACTTCGAGCGCGGAGTCGTCATTGGCAACTGACCAATGACCTTCTTGCAGAACCTCTTACCCTCCCTCAACTTTTCCAACTTGGCGGAGTCCTTCTCATTCCGGATGAAATCGAAGGCACAGATGAGCGGGGAGTCTTCGCTTGATCTCGCCGAGTTGTACACAGCCGATGCAGTCAAAGCGTTTGCGTACCTCTCATACCGGATGCCCACATTACGACGCTTGCAGAGCGCTTGAAACATCCCCGGGGTTAAGTTCCAGAACTCTTCCAAATCGAGATGCAAGTCGTACCTTGCCATGGCGAAGTAATCGACCCATGTCACAGGAGGACGCTCTAGGTAATCGTCCCCGCTGGCACGTTTGGGTCGGCAGTTACACCTTTGCCCTCGTCATCCAGAACCTTCTGATAAGCCTCTCTGACCCCTGGGAAACAAAGCTCAAAGAGTTTGTCTGAGAGAATGCGCTGGGCTTCAGGGTTCAAAAGATCTAAAACGTGTTCAACATCAGCCTCGGGGTTAAAGCGTTGCAAAGATCCCCAGATGATCTTTGGGAAATGCTTCCCGGAACTTATGTCTTTCCACGCGTCGATCTTTTTCAAGTCGAGGCCGGTGGCATCTTCAATCCGAGCCAAGGCTCTGTAGTCGAGGCACAAACACCAAACCTCTGGCGCCGTACCGTCTTCTTTGTCGATGGACAGCTTGAAGTGCGGTGTGATTGCGAGTTTGAGAATCGCTTCGTCTTTCATGAGTTCCTCAGCTACACAGGAGGGGACTTTCGTCCCCACCATGTCAGAGTTGGCTAGACGTAAACTTTCGGTCCGCTGATTTTGATCTTGAGATCGAAGGTCGCGTTCTTTTCCAGCGGCCAAGAAGGCGTGAACGATTCCACGATTCCACTGAAGGCGCAGCTATTGGTCGAGCCATACAGTGCCTTCATGGGCACGGCTACGCCAGCGGCACGGATGGCCTCGATAGTGACCTGCGTTGTATCGCCAGGCAGGAACCACCCCTTGACATCAGCCGTGCCAGGGTCTTGAGTTGAACCAATGAACGTATCAACACCGTTGACCGTTGCCATGGTCGTGGTCTTTTCTGTTGCAACCTTGTCCCCACTAATCGCAATGGAGGTCACACCAGCGAGGGTGGTGAATGTGGCGGGAGTCAAGACGGAGGCAAATTCAAATGCGTCTCCGATGCCTACGATGGGGTTACTCATGGTTGCTCTCCTGTGTTGTTACTTTCTTCTGTGGTTTTGCAACAGCCTTGGGAGCTATTGCGTTATAGAACTCTGCGGGAAGTTCTTCTTTGGGAACTGTGGGAAACTGTCGGTGTATACCAAGCTGTGCAGGGAAACACATACTGTCGTTATGTGCTCGCGCAACTAAGAGTTCTGCACCGTCGATGCTGTCCAGTTGATCGTTCTCGAAGGCCTCATGTTGGAAGGCATAATCTTCAACGCCCGTTGCCGGAAACTTGTGATTCTCCCACCAGGATTTGAGGTAGCACTGGCTTGAACCACAGGCATACGGAATATGATTCCTGCCCGGTTCGTACCAGTATTTGTAGGTGTTTCCATTGCTCGTGTCGTAGAAGTAGATTGAGTGGAAACCAGTCACTGCCTTACCTGTCACAATCAGCCGACAAACTTGGTCACGCACGCGCTCGGGGTGACTCCAGTCGTCTTCGTCAACCGTCACACAGATGTCACCCGTCGCATACGACGTAGCAAGATTACGGAGTGAGCCTACTGGCATCCGGTCACAGTGGTAGTACACGACTCTTGGGTCGTCGGGAATCAAGTCCTTGATGGGGATCTCGTTGTTGTCCAGGATTACAAGTTCGAGTAGTCCCCGCACGCCCTCTTCGCCCTCGTAAGTGGAAGCTAGGAAGGCATCAGCCGCCACGCGGAAGTATTTGCTTCCGTACCCGACCGGGAGTATTCCACTTACTTTGGGCAAATCGGACATCTGTTATCCCTTCTTCTTCGCTCCCAAGTCCTGAATGAGAGCCTTTGCTTCCTCGACGAAGACATTCAGAACCTCATCTTTGGAACTTTCCCAAGCACGTCCCATCCAATGCTGTCCAGCCTGAGTGGAGGTTCCGAACTCTTGGAAACTTCCCCAGTAGGCTGGTTTCTCTGGGCCAATCTTGATTTCTAGAGTGGTTTCGTCGCCATCGCTGAGGAACTTCTTGGAGTAGCTGAGTTGCTCCTCAAGAATTCCTACGCCCACTGGAACGGTCCCTTGCATTGCCGCAAGCAAGGGCAAAGCCGCACTATCACCACAGCGACCTAAGTAGCGTTTCGCTGCCTGAGGTGTGATTTCAGTTAGAAGTTGGGAGAGTTCGGCGAGACCTTCAATTTGGATAGCCATTTATCCCCCAGGGCGGGAGACGACACAAGAAGGATGGAGCCATATGTTAGTCGCCTTGCTTGTATTCGCCTTCGCCTTACATATAGGGGTTAAATAGTTTTCAACATAAGCCTAGACACGTATAAAACGGGCCGGTATTTACTGGTTAGGTGGGGGTATCGTTGTTAGTGAAAAGGAGAATCATGAAAATCACTTTGACAATCGCAGCTTTGCTCCTGTTGGTGCCGATGGCATCAGCCGTAGGACAGACCCAACTTACTTGCAGCACGCTGCAAAATCAAGACGTCACTGTGTGCGATAAGACTGTGAGGGGGTCACACATCTACACCGTTGAGGAGCACTCGTCTATCGGATTCTCGATTAAGCGTGTCACAGCAGCCAAGTTCAGCGAGTTGGTTAAGACTGAGAAAGAACTTATGCTGGTTCACGCCATTAACGACATGAGAAGCAGTCAGGCAAGGACGGAACTGGAATTACAGAAGATTGCTCTTGAAGGGTGCTTGGCTACCGCAGATAAACACGAAAGGTTTGTAGGATCATCGGCAGCAACTGAGGGACATTGGGAGAAGATAACCCCCGTAACCTTTGCACAATGCAGCACTGCGGAGCACCAAAGGATTCATGCCATGATGGAGACAGACACCGAGAAATACGAGGCCGACCTTCGCAATACAGACAACTAGCTATCTTGGTACCACACACGAACTTCAACCAGTTCCCTATACACAAAGCCCTTGCCACCTTCCTCGTAGGGCATCGACCAGTTTTTGGTAGTCTGTATGCCCTGAACCACGGTGCCCTCGGCGAGTGTACCTCTAAAGGATTCCAGCAAGTGTCTAACTATATCGGCCAATTCTGAACTTTGGTAGAAGCTGGCCGCGTAACAATCAACCTGGAACAGTGCTCCTCGGAACTTCATCGTGCCGGACATTGCATACGTGTCGTCAGTGGCCACACGAGACAGGATGATGCAGGGAACTGCTGCGCCCTTCGGCAGCAAAATCCAATAGACCCCAGTACCATTCGTCGTGGTGACAAGTGTGGCGACATTGGCATCGGTCTGGATAAGTCGGAACAGCCCCTTTTCGATCATTCAACCTCCTACTTGAACATCACGGTTCCGGACCAAGTAATCTGAGTCGTTGTTCCGTTCAGCGGAGAAGCGACGTTGATTGCAATTCCATTGGCGAAGTGCATCAGAGCCAAGGCCGATGGTGGGATAATGACGGTCCCACTTGCTGCAATCGGAATTGCCCAGACCGCTCCGGATGTCGCAGTGGTTGCAGTGTCAAAGAATTCAATAAATCCAGCGGTGGCAGTGGCACTGACAATCGCCAGACCATACAGGTTTCCACTGGTGGCCTTGAGATTGACTGCCGTAGCTTGGGCGGCACCCAGATACGCACTGCAAGAAGCTCCGATGCCAGCGGCTGCCAGAGGAATCGCGTTTACCGGAAGTCGGTAGTAGTTGGCAGCCGTCGGAGCCGCCGATTCCAACTGGAGAGGATTACCATACTGATCACGGAGATTGATGTTGAGGTTGCCGGTTACGTCCGTCTGAAGAGCCGTGAGATGGCCGGTGGTAATGGTCTGTACGGCTGAATTGAAAACACCGCCGATCACTAGAGCATTGGCAGGAGCAGCGGCATTCTGGGCACCGTCAACTGCTCCGCCTCCTGAGCCTCCTACCACGCCAACTTTCTGTACACCCGGCATTGAAATTGCTATGGCACTATTCCCGATGAAAGACTGATCGACCAGTAGGTTGCCGTTGCTGTCGCATCCGACATTCATGTAGACACCAGCCGTGTTGTATCTGCCGGTCAATACAGAGCGATTCAGGACAGCCAAATTCGCATTGGTTGGCTGCTGAGACAGAACCTGAGTCGGGGAGATCACGCTGACCGGGATCAGCAAAACATAGAGCCGGAAGGAAGTCTGAAGTGTTCCTCCATTGGTGTAAATGAGGCGGAAGTAGTTGCTCTGAACTGGGAATGGGATTGAAAGTCCCGCGCCGCCAGTGTAGCTCACTGCGGAAACATAATCCCAGTTCGTGCCATCAGGACTCCACTCAACCTGTAGACCATTTGTGGCAGAGGACTGGTCAGAGTAGATGCCGATCTCCACGGAAGCGTAGTTCGAAACACTGGTTGCCGCACCAGTGAAGACAGCGTTTGCGGCCAGTGGAGTAGTCGTCGTGTTGTTGGCATCCGTGGTGTTTTGCTGGGCAGTTGTGACGACAGCCAACGATGAGTTTGCAATCGTTACCTGATCAGCAGAAGTCAGAGCACGGGTTTGACGCGGATCAACTGCCGCTCCGGAAACTGTAGTGTAAGTCGGCCATGCGTTCGCTGCGGTGTTTGCAGACCCCTGGTTTGAAGTGACAGTCCCTGAAATGGCTGGAGTGCCGGTAATCGAAACGGAACCACTGACAGGTTGAGTGGCCTGCCAAAAAGTTCCTGTCACGGCCACTGATCCGGACACGGCAGAAACTGCCACGCTTCCGGACACTGGTTGAGTAGCCTGCCAAAAGGTGCCAGTGACAGCCTGACTTGAAGGGAAGTTACTTACACTGACGCTGGGTGTCCCGGTAATCGAAACTGATCCGGAAACAGGCTGGGTTGCTTGCCAGAACGTGCCAGTGACAGCTATCGAGGAATTCTCTATCGCAACCTTGAGATTCCCAGAACCATCCAGTGAAGCAGGAAGCTGAGTGCTTGAAACAGGCTGAGTGGTTTGCCAGAAGACTCCAGTTACCGCTTGTGAAGCCGGAAAGTTGCTGACACTGACAGAGGGAGTTCCCGTGATGGAAACGGAACCCGAGACAGGCTGAGTGGCTTGATAGAAAGTTCCTGTCACGGCAACTGATCCAGAAACCGCCACAGTGCCAGAAACAGGCTGAGTGGCTTGCCAGAAAGTTCCTGTTACAGCCTGCGTGGAGGGCAGATTTGAGACACTGACCGAACCACTCACGGTCTGAGTAGAAGGAAGATTGGCAACGCTGACGGACCCATTTACCGGCTGCGTGGCTTGCCAGAACGTACCAACAACTGCCTGCGGAACGTACTCTGCGGGCACATCCATGAAGATCTGAAGCGGGTCGGAGTTGCCCATCGCACCTGTGTTGTAGGACAACACAATTGTGCTACCAGAGATTGCGGCGGTCCGAGTCGTGTCGGCCAAATTGAAAATAATGGTGTTTGTCTTTGCGTTGACAATCAATTTCACCTGTCCGGCAGTGAGAGGAGTTGGTAGACCAGACAGAGTGATGACACCTGTGGCGGCGTTGAAGTTGTACGACCCGTAATTGTTGCCAACCATTACCTGCATGTGGCTACTCTCCTAACACAATCGAGGCAATTATTTCCTCCGCAAAGTCACTACTCGGAGTAGGAGTAGGAACGGGGATAACGCCCGTACCTATCGTGTCGTTTTCTACCCAAGTGGAAA